ATAGATGTCTCCCGTGAATTTCTGCGGTACATAAAACGCTGATTGATTTTTGATACTTCTGTTAACTCGTTGATAAAGCTCATTATTACCTCCTGATTTAATTTTTCAACATAATCAATCTATCATAAAAAAATTGTTTGACAAGAGATTTTTTATCATCTAGGTTTCAATGGTCGAGCGAAAAGGAGGTAATAATGATTACGCTGTACGACCTAGCAGACACGCTTACGATATTGACTAAGGCTATCGAGCGATATCATCACTACCCATCAGAAGAGAACTGGAACAGCGTTCTCATGGCTACCGAGATAGCAAACAAAAATCTTATTTTAGTATACCCAGAGGAAGTAGATCTATGACCGAGATACCAAGTAATAAGTTGATCACTGCAATGCACGGCGTACAGGGCGCGCTGACGGGCGTGAAGCGTGACAGCAGCAATCCTTACTTTAGCAACCGTTATGCGTCTTTAGAGGCCGTCATTGACACATTGAGACCACATCTACAGGAACACGGGCTGATCGTAACACAGGCACCAGGTCGGATGACCGAGCATGGTTGTCTCGAAGTCACGACTACTATCTCGCATATCTCTGGACAGTCGATGACGACACGTTTCGAGATACCACTGACAAAGAGGGATGCCCAAGGTGCTGGCTCTGCTATCACTTATGCCTCTCGTTACTCGTTGATGAGCCTGTTCATGCTGCCACCAACGGATGACGATGGCGAGGGTGCTATCGACCGTCCTAATCGGGTTGTGTCTGAGGTTCCAACTGCACCTACAAAGAGCAGCAATGGCATCAAGAAGGACAATCCCGACCGTTGGAAGCAGGTAGAACGGCTGATCAGAGATGCCACTACCAAGGATATGCTGCGTGACCTCAAGGTCGGCCTGATTGACGAGGTTAAAGACTGGCCTGTAGCATGGCGTGAAGCACTGAATGATGAGTATTCCAAGCGATACGAGGAACTTGCATGACGAAGTGGACTGACCAAGATAAACAAAATGTCTTGGATCTTTTCAAGAAGTTTGGATACCGGGCGATCAGCCCTTGAACAAAAGAAAAAGGAACAGGCAAGTGAATCACAAAGACATTCTTACTCAATCTCTCAGTATTATAGAGGACCGCCATCAGGATTACGGTGATGCGAGTTCATCATTCACAAGGGCGGCAACTATTGCTGGCACAATTCTAGGCAAAAATATTTCTGCGTACGATGTATCGGTTGTGATGATGGCTGTAAAACTAGCTAGGATTGCTAACCAAAGGACGCATCAGGACAGTTGGATTGATCTGGCTGCCTATGTCGGGTTCGCAGGGCAGTTCGCCGAGACTAAGTTACCTGACGCTTCCAAGGCAACACAGTTGCAGGTTGTTCTGTCTGATCTAGATGACCAGATTGCTGCTTCAGTGAAGCAGTCTATGAAGAAATGATCGACCCCATCACGGTACTAGGCCCGGTTGCCCTGCTAGTTATTGGCACGGCAGTCGGGATAGCCACAAACGCATTGGTGATTCACATGAAACAACAGACAATTATAGATCAATGGAAGACGGCCTACATGGATATGCAGAACAAGTTGGCTGCCGAGCGGCTACGCATGGATGACTTGCGTGTGAAGATTAATAACGCATTGGATCTTGAAGAAGCTAATGCCGAAGACAACGAAGTAATGATGACGATACACGACAGAATAAGGGAGTTATTAAAGTGACTGACATTGTAGACCGATTGCGAACTGTTGATATCAGTTGGAGTCAGGAAGGTGAGTGGTGTGCCGAGGCAGCAGATGAAATCATCAAGCTACGGGAAGATAAGAAACTAGCATTTGAATTGATGGACGTGTTTGTAAAAGAGATCAATCGGTTGAAGCAAGTATTATACAGCATTGCCAGTATAGAAATAGACCCTGATTTTGGTACCCTGCCTATTTCGGAAGCACAGAAAATCGCACAAGACGCATTGGAGAAAGAGTGATGGATATCGTTGAAGAATTGAAATGCGTAGATAATTACCTTGCCGAAGAAGCCGCCAACGAGATTGAGCGGTTGCGGGGAATGTTAATATCTGCGCTCGATGGTCTTGATGAATATTGGGTTACGTTCCCAGAAGGTGTTGAACTGGTTAATCAAATTAAAGCCCTTCAACAAAAGGAGAAAGAGTGATGGATATCGTTGAAAAAATGCCGGACAAATGGATTAAAGAATTAACGTCTTGCGTCAGTCGAAAAGGTCTACTTTTCCTAGACTGGTATGACGCAGAAAACTTACGAGATTTTATTAAAGCAAAAGACGAAGAGATCGAGCGGTTGCGGGAAGCGTTGGCATTTTACGCAGAGTGGGGGATTGATGCTCCCGCAGTAGATGCAATCATTGAAGAAGATTGTGGCGATAAAGCGCGTGCTGCACTTAATATTGTTTTGGGGGAGGAAGAGTGATGGATATCGTTGAAAGACTGCGGAAAAATTGCACCTGTAATTTTGAATCAAGCCCATGCGGGGCCGAGGAAGAATGTCGCAACGCATTTGACGGGGCCGACGAGATCGAGCGGTTGAGGAAAGCGTTGAAGAAAATTTGCCATGTCACTGGGTCAGACATGGAAGCATACGATATTGCTGAAAATGCACTGAAGGAAAAAGAGTGATGTACAACGAATTTGAGACGAAAAAAATTTTCACAGGCAATGAGATGTTTAGAATTGTTAACAGTGAATTTAGAGAAAAAAATGCCGAGATTGAACTGTTAAAATTCAAACAGAAAATAGCCGTTAAGATGGTCAAGGAACTGCTGGATTTCCTTGAGTTTATTTACAACCATCCAGAGTTTGAGAATAGTTTGAAGGCGTATGAATGGATCATGCTTCAAATTGAAATGATCATGGCTAAATACAATGAACCAGTAGATGAGGAGCGGTGATGGACGCCATTAAAGAACTCAAAGAATATGATGGATACGTATTGTCTGAACAATACAAGATCAGGCATCGTGTGATCCAAGAGATTAAACAGTTGCGGTTAGCTAACTCAGACCTTCAGATGCACTATGATTACGCCAAGGATGAATGCGACAAGTTGCGGGAAGTTTTGAAAGAATTGGAGTGGCAGTTGAAAAATCAATTATGGGTACACTAGCCCAGAAGTCGAAGAGCGAGTTATGGAAGATATTGTAGATAGGCTGCGCGTTCTTAACTTCATGGGGCCGTGGAAAGAAGCGGCTGACGAGATCGAGAAGTTGCGAAATGCGATAACAGTGCAAGCCAATGCTGTTCGGGTACTTCATGAGGCTGAAATGTCTGAGTTAAATCGCTTACGGAAAAACGCGCAAGAAGCGTATACCGCCAAAGCGACATTAGACAGCGAGCGTGAGGCCAATAAGATACTGACCGACGAGATCGAGAAGTTGAGGGAAGCGTTGAAGAAAATCTGTCATGTCACTGGGTCAGATATGGAAGCATACGACATTGCTGAAAATGCACTGAAGGAGAAAGAGTGATGTCTGACCGGCATATCGTGGCCTGTGTCGCCCTTGTGTGTGGCGCAGTTGGCGCATTGCGCGGAGCGGATGGGTGGGGATGGTTTATCTTTGTGGCATTTGTGTGCATCTGAGAGGGGAAGAGTGATGGATATCGTTGAACGATTGAGAGATTGGAATAAGTTTGGTGTAAGCAGGGGGGATTTCGTAGCGTATTCCCAAGAAGCCGCCGACGAGATCGAACAGTTGAGGGAGAAATGCGACCGCATGGCGTCTCTGGCCATAGATAACGCCAAAGACACGGAACGAGCAATGCGATTGCGGAAAGCACTGCGGGAAATTTATGAAGTGTATGCGGGGTCTGAAGGAATACCTCAACCCATGACCGCAGCAGAAGGGTATTTGTTATTTCTGCTCAAGGAAACTGCGAAGATTGCCCAAGACGCACTGGAGGAGAAAGAGTGATGGCAACAAAGAAGAAAGGCATCCTCACAATTATTGAAATCGAAGAACTTGATCTGCCACTGATAGACAAGACTATCTATGACATCAAAGCCTATGTTGTCTTTGACAGGGAAGAAGAACAGCTTTGGTATCTGTCCTCTATCACTTGGGATGGCAACACCTTGGAATGGGACGGTGCTAGAACACTACGCAGTGCTGATCTGAGCAGGATGATATGGGAACACGTAATACACTATATCACTGACGAGGCTACCGAGAAGGCTGAGGATCATTTCTTGGATGAGGAACACGACTATTAAAGGACGTGCTTACCTCTGAAGACTGGCTCACCATTGATCAGCTCACACATCTCTGGCGGCATCAGCACACCGTCAATGAACGACAACACTAAGAACCCCGGCTGCGCTCTGCTTGGGGTTCCCTCACCATCCTGATCTCTACACCATTGATATTGACCGCCCAGCAGAACTCCCATGTCGGGAACCTGTCTGAGATCCGACCTGCATAATCATCAAGCTCAGGTGCGTTGTTAGCTAAGTAGTGATCAACACGCTGGTCATGGTTACCCATCGTCCAGATCCTATGCTTTGACGGCTGTAGCTTGGCTATCCACTTGGTAGCTGCGTCTATCTCAGCGGAGAGTTTCGGAGCGTGAGCATTCAACAGAGAGCCGTGACGGCTGACCTTTGCACCATCCAGAATGTCACCATTGAGGACAATAACATCCGGCTTTAACTTGCGACTGACAGCAACGAATGCCTTCATCATTACAGTCTCAGGGCCGGGCCAGATATGGGCATCCGAGCCAATCAACACTACGCCATTATCAAGTGTGATCTCTAGTTGCTGTGGGTATGTCCATTCTGCGGACGGCTCAAGTTCAATTTGCGCGAAGATTTCAGGGTACATTACCTTGGCAATGTCTACCCTTGTCTGGATAGTTGTCCTTGGAATCTTTGATATTTTGCTACTAAGAACATAACTCTTGTTGCATCTGTACCAAAGACGCACAGCGTCCATAGCAACGTCCTTGGACAACTTTTTATTTGGCATTAATCCACCGCCATGTTGAACGCAATCTTCTCGGTCTCTTTGACCCGTCGCGCCCACCCTTTACCAAACGTCTCCCATGTTGGCAAACCTTGAAGGAAAGCCATACGAGCCTCGCAGACCTTGGTAGCCAACTCTCTAGGGTTGACATTGGCTACAGCGGCTAGGGTTGCTGGGCCGATAGCACCGTCAGCAGCCACACCGACAGCCCTTTGTAGTAACTTGCTGGCACGACCAACACCACTATTAATAGCAAGGTCGAACACAGCAAAATCAACACCTCGCGGGAGGTCATCGCAACGGCATTTGTCCCAGTACCGTGCTTTATAGAGCGGCGAAACATCGGCGATTGTGAGGGCTTTAATGTCATCTTTAGTTACCTCATGACCAACCCACTCTTCCCAAACCTTTTTAGTACAACCAAGATTGGTTGCACCGCCTGGGTCTTTTGGGTGATCACACGGGTCACTCCTTTGGAGTTGAGTTATAGATCATAGCATCTTTTTTCTGACTGCCAGATGACGATCCAAAGTAGAACGCAATGATGCCGCCCCATGCAGTCTGTAGCGCACCGAGCAACAACAACAGTGCCTCATTGCCTGTTGTCGGCAAGCCATAGACTAGCATATAAATCAGGATAGCAAAGAACCCTGCGGTCACTGATACTGCCAAGGCTCTGGGTATCCAGTCTCTGGTTTCCTTCTGCATATCACGGGCAGATTTACGGTCGTCAACAGCGATGCGTTCTAAGTCGATGTCCAAGGCTTTCATCTGCACCTTGAAATCAGCGTCGATCTTTTTCACGGCAGCCAACTGCTCTGGAGAGGCAGTAGCCATAGCATCCATTACGGCCTCTTCTGAGAAGTCTTCAGCACCTAGCAGTGCCTTGGATAGGGCTTTGACACCGAGACCCGCTAGTGGGCCTCCTAGAGCCGTAGCAATGCTAGGGGCTACCGAGGATAGTAACGGGCCGAATGCTTTAAGTAGATCCATCTTTGCCTCCTGATTTGCTGCCGAGCATAATGCCGGACAGAGTGCCTGTTAAGAATGTTGCAATCGGTGCGATTAGCTTAAAAAATTC